CCCCATTGCTCAGGTTCGCCACTGCCGACCGTAGCTCCTTTACGGCGTCCGCCAGCTCACGGGGCGTCATTCCTGTCTCGGCCAAAACGTTGAACGCTTCGGCGATCAGTTCGGCGTTGGCTTCGCGCATGGCATTTTCCTCCTTCGCTTGCGCATGACGCGAAAGCTCCGGGGTGCTGGCGATCTGGTAGCCCGCTTCGGTCTGTACGTGGAAGCGCGGGTTGGCCCCCCGTCCAAGATGATGGCGGATTGGTCCCTTGGTGCAATTCTCTTTGTTCATTGGTGTGTGTTGGCTTGGTTCACTTCAGTTTGCTCGCGTCGAAAGGTTCTGGGATCCAGTTCGGGCGTCCCTGCTCGTACTGCTTGCCGTCCTGGTAGTGTTCGATCCATTCGTTGCCGTCGCGGTCGTCGCACGTCATAGATATGGTGACGCCGGGGAAGCTCTTGCTCAGTTCGGTCATGTCCTTGGTCATGTCGCTCCACTTGGTATCGCCGTCGCTCAGGTATCCGCCGCCGTCCTCGTTGTTGTCGAACCGCGTCTGGTGCTTCTCTTCGATGGCGTCGGCTACCTCGCCGAACTTGTCTGCTGGTTCTACTTGTAGGTAGAGGCTCATGCTGTATCCCATTGGTGTGCTCAGTTTTTAGTGTGTGTGGTTCGTTCAAAGTGTCTCCCCGGTAGCCTTGGTGATGGCAGCGCGTGCATCCTTTGCCATGCGCTCGCATTCGTGGCGAAGGAAGTCCGCATCCTTCAGCCTTGGTTTTCCGATACTGGAAGCAATGCGGGCTTGTGCGCATCGCAATTCCAACGCCTCTAGTGCAGCCAAAAGCTCTGGATAGGCATTCCAGCGCTTCACCAGTTCTTCGGCGTTTGCGTGGTCTTCCTTCGGCTCGGGCCCCTTCTCACCCTCGGGCAGCGGTGGGATTGTCGCGAGCACACCTGCTTTGGCGCTTACGATGGCAATGGATTGGCCCTCGTCCGCTTGTAGTGGCTGGACCGTGACCGGCCCCTTGGTGCAATTCTCTTTGTTCATAGCTGTGCTCAGTTGTTAGTGGTTGCTGTGTGCCCGTCCCGGTCTCGCTCAGGGGTGCCCGGTCATTAGCCGGTCAACGGGCGGGGGGTTTATGCGTATTGGAACGGTTCGCGTACCGTCAGCGGCACGTGTGCCTTGATCCAACGCTTGAGGCGCTGGAAGTGCCGTTTCTTTTCGGTCTGCTCGGCATATTCGGCCGCGCTTGTGGCCTCTTCCATTAACCCGCTTTCATCGAAGTTGCGGCCATAAAAGCCCCAGCAAGCGTCCACCTCTTCGCCCGCGAGGGTGTCGGTGATAGTGTATCCGAACACATCGCCCCATGCCCAAGAGCTATAAAGTTCAACGGCGCTTTTCAGCTCTTTGGTCACATCTTCCGGGGTAGCGTCCGGCCGATTTTCGGCCCCGAAAGCCGGAAGCCACACGGCCAACACATCTACCCGGTCCCCTTGACAATACCCACGGGATACGCGGGTAATACATGGATAGCCCAAGGTGTCCGCGATCGCTTCCAAGTATTCGAGCTTGCGCATACCGGACGCGGGCATGGCCTCGGTGATCTTTTCGCAAAGAGCCGCGCTATATTTCACGCCTGGATAGCCTTCCACGTCGGCGGCCGCATCTTCTTTCATGGTATCCCCGCCGTCCAGTTTATCAGCAATGGCGATCAGTTGCTCTTCGTCCAGGTTGTTCAGCCCCGAGAGGATGGTGCTTTCCACGTTGCCGTAATCATGCGTGCCGTAATCGCGGCCACCTTCGACCATGATCGGCACGCATCCATCCCGGTCCTCGAAGGGGTTAGATGCGTCAAAGTCGTTGAAAATGTCGATGCGGTATCTTCCATTGGCGATCGTTTCGACGGGCTTGTTATCGTTACACATTGTGCTCAGTTTTTTGAGGGTGAAGGTGAGGCACCAACGGTGCCGAGACTAGAGGGTTGAAAAAGCAAGAAACCTTACAGCTATCCAAGGGCTACAGGCACGCTACGCCCTGGTCATAGTTGGAATGATCGAGGGGGAACGCTGCCACGTAGAGCGCACAGCCGCGCGGATCGCGCTGGTAGAAGTAATGCAGCCCGGCTTCTTTGCAGACGGCAGCAACACGGCGAAGGGCACCGGCTTCGCGGTCGGGCACGCGCCGCCCGTACACGTTAGACTTGTGGAATGTCCTGCGATACGGTTTACCATCCCCATCCGGACCTTCACGCTGGATAGTACCGTTGCACATTTCTTCCGACCAACGGTGGAGCGTCATTTGAGCGCGGCGAAGGGTGCGGGCTGCCTCGATCGGTAGGCGTTCGGACAATACGCGGCCGTATTCGTTCGGGGCCAATGGCATGGCATTGCGAATGAGGCGGGCAAGTTCCTGATCTTGTGCGTGTGCGTTCATAGTGTGTGTGGTTGTTAGAGGTTAGAGGGCTGAGCCTTGGCATAGCGTAGGCCAATTTCGAGGTGCGCTTCGTCGGCCCCTTCGGCCTTCATTATCTGCGCGCGGATCAGCCGCTTTGCCCGTTCGGGGTTGGTGCGAATGTCCGCATCTGTAAGGCCCACGAACGTAGTTCCCGGCGTTTCGCAATAGGCCGCGTCCGTTATTGCAAGGGCTACCCGTTCCGCATCCGCTTTTGCGGCCCTTGCTATGTAATCAGCCTTGGCGGATGCGGCCGTGGGTAAATTAGTGGCAAGGTCGCCGCGTAGATCGTTCGTCCACCCGTTGCCCACGATACGGTTGAGGCGATCAGACCAACGGGTGCATTTATAGACGGTTTCCATTGTGTGTGAAGGTGTGTAGTTGTTTGGTCCACCACCGGGGAACGATCCCGGTCTAAGCTCCAAGGGTGGACGGGATAGGGTTAGGCTTTTATGTAGTGTTCGATCGTGTAGAGCTTCACGCCGTCGCTATTGCGTGTGCGCGCGTCCCTTGGGTTGCCGATTAGCACCACGTCACACACGCGATCCGCATCCGTCAACGGGTAGGCCAATATGGAACACTTGCCAAGTGCTGGAACCGACATTTCGGGCTTGTCGGATATGTAGTTCGCCACTTGTTGCTTTGTGGCAAGCGTCCACCAATGTAGGCGCATGCCCGGCATGCCATCGGGGCGGAACGCTTCTTTCAAGTTTACAGGCCGTTGTTGGTCTTGCGTACTCATGGTTCGTATGTGTTGAGGGGTGAAGGTTAGGCGTTGCGTTTGATGTGGCCGAGGCGGATAGAAACCAAGGCAAGGGTAGCCATTGCCATAAGTAAGGCAGTGGCTACCCTTGCCGACCTTGACGTACAGATTACCGTCGGCACCTTGAAAGAATATACTAGCGTGCTTTTCGCGGTAGATAGTGGCGCGGTATACGGTAGCCACCTGAACAACACCGCCAGACTTCAGGTGCGCGTTCAGCTTGTCTGCGGTAGGCGTTTCCATGTGTTGTTCGTTGTAACGGGCACAAACATAGAGCAAGTTCTTCTTCTTCCTACACTATCCACCGAAGATTTATCACAAGTCACTGAGAATGAGTAGAAGATAGTTGTATGACAAACGGCTAAGAGGGCGAAATCGTCACCGCACCACACCCCATCCACCCCACCGGCGCGAGGGCCAAGGCGATCCCGACGAAGGAGGGTGAGCGCGGGAGAAAAAAGAAGAGAAAGCCCGCTACCCCTCCTCTTGCGTTCTTCTATCCTTAGGAGATATACGAACCCTCCACCCCAGAACGGACAAGTACGCACGCAACGTCTCCGGCTTCACCCGATCACAGTCTCGTTCAATCTGTGACACGACAGTTTGAGCAACCCCCAGGATCGCCGCTAACTCGGCCTGAGTGTACAAGCGGCGACGCTTTCGTAGGAGTGGAGATGGTAGTTGCATGTGGACTCTGCAAATGTAAGAACAAGCCCACGCGCACGCGAGGCGCACACAGCACCCCCACGGAAACACCACACGCCTATACCTTTTCTCCCCATACTCGCCTAAAAATCAATCACTTAACTCCGAAAAACACAGTGCTTGCACAGCCAAGCATGAGCCCATAAGCGTGCACATACAAGCAAAATAAAGGGATCAAGTCAATCTGTCATGGGTCCCCTTTTAAGGCCTGATCTTCAGCCGGTTAGAACGACTTCCCCTTCGAGAGAGGCGGGGGTGGGGTGAGAGGGGGTGAGTCCCTAACCTAGCGATTTTCCAACCTAGCGATTTCCCAAACATCGAGATTACCCCAGACTCTGGAAGTCCCAAGATCATCACGAGGCTGTTTCTGGCTGATCCTGAGTCAACTGAGACGTTCTGTGTCCTTTCTGGCACTCTGGGTCATCTAGGGGTGAGATCGTCGCTCTATGGGCTCATAGTGACTGGCAGCCATTTGGCGGACATCCAAGCTATTCGATCGCTGCAATCCAATAATGGCTGCCATTTGTCCGCCATTTGGCAGCTAATTGTCCGCCATTTGTCCGCCAAAGAGCATACATTTGGCTGCCATGAAAAAGGAATCGAGGATCACGATCAGGTTGAAGACGCCCACGATGGACATCATAAGGGAGAAGGCGCAGGTCGCTGACGTTCCTGTTGCGGAGTACGTGAGGAAGGTTTTGGAGCAGCTCTTGCATCCGAGGGTGCCGGGTCCTGCTACGCCGATCCCTGGTGGCCCTTACGATTCATACACGGCCTTGGTCCTCAAACAACCTGAGGTCAGGACGCCTGATAGGACTAATGAGATCAGACAGGCGCACGATCCGCAAGGAGAGCCTGAGCCCTCCATCGAGGACTTCAAGAGTTCCCCTGCGGACTTAGCAGCAGCGGAGCGACTCAAGAAGAGTCTCGCCTCTCCGGTCAAGCCGGGTAGGATATTCGGGCAGTCCCAGGTGGAGCGTGACAAGAAACTTGAGTCTCTCAAGGAACTTCAAAAACAACATCAGAAGTCATGATCGCCCATGAGTAACTGGAAAGGCTCCAGCGCTGTGCGTATCTCTTTCACTCCTTGAACCACTGACCAATGCCAGTACCAAGAAAGTCACATTGCCAGAGAGGTCACCCGTTCGACGAGGCCAATACGCGCATTCAGTCCGGTAAGCGCGTATGCAGAAGGTGTATCGCTGACAGGGCCAAGGCGCGTTATCACAAGCTCGGAGGATACAAGTGCAGAGATAAGGCCAAGTGTGCAGAGAACTGGAAGGAATACTACAAGAGATGCCCGCAGAAGCATCGTGAACGGAACAAGGCAGAGCGCGTTGGTGTGACCGACAACTACATCATCTCACTGATCGCCGATGAACACAAGGAGTTGCGGAAAGCGGCCCGCAATACACCTGAACTGGTCGCCGCGTACAAAGCACAACTGAAGTTAAAACGACTGATCCATGAAAGGAGCAAATGACCTTACGCAAGACCTTTTGACCAAGTACGAGCAACTGCAAAACGGAACGCTCGACATCAAGCAGGCAAAGCAGATCGCGAACATCGCCGGGAAGATCATCGGATCGGCGAAGTCGCAACTCCTGTACAACATCTATATGGAGCGGAAGGAGCCGATCCCCTTCTTCGAGGAGGTCGAAAGGATCAAGGCACTGAAGTCATGACTTCACAGGCCACAGCCATTGTAATGGCCATCAACGACATAAAGGCCGCCGCTATTGAGGCCGTCAAAGAACGCATCAAAGCATGACCATCGAGAAATGAGCAAGTGCAATTACATACTGGTGATGTTCCCTTACCCGTCCGGAGATGGGCTACATATCGGTCACGCCTACAACTATGCCGTGATGGACACCTATTGCCGTTGGCTTCGGCTGATGGGCGAAGATGTTTTTCAGCCCTTCGGATATGATGCCTTCGGCTTGCCTGCGGAGAACTACGCCAAGAAGGCTGGGCGCGAGCCAGCAGAGGTGACAGCCGAGAACATTGAGCGCTTCCGTGGTCAGATGGCGCACATGCGGACGCAGTTTGACGAAATGGTGGTGACAACGGATCCCTCCTACCAGAAGTGGACACAGTGGCTGTTCATGCAACTGAAGGAACGAGGGCTGGCTTACAAGGCGGAACGCGAAGAGCCGTACTGCTCAAGCTGCGGAACAGTGTTGGCCAAGGCGCAAGTGAAAGACAAGCGATGCGAGCGATGTGGGTCCGAATTGGAGCAGCGCCTAATGCCGCAGTGGTTCTTCCGGATCACAGCGTACAAGGATCGACTGATCGCAGGCTTGGATACCGTGGATTACCCAGACAGCACCAAAGCCCAACAGCGACACTGGCTGGAGAGCCTGACGGACTGGTGCGTGAGCCGACAACGCAAGTGGGGATGCCCGATTCCGATCGAAGGAGAGTCCGACACATTGGATACGTTCGTCGATAGTAGCTTCTACTACGTTCGCTACTGTGACCCAACGAACACGGAAGCGCTGTGTGGCCTGGACAAATACCAGCAGGTCGATCTGTGTGTCGGCGGTCCTGAACACGCTTGCGCACACCTGATCTATGCTCGCTTCATCCACTACTTCTTGTACGACATCGGTGTTGTTCCGGCTGAGGAGCCGTTCAAGCGCGTGGTGCATCAGGGAATGATCACGCGGAATGGCTCCAAGATGAGCAAGAGTACCGGCAATGTGATCAGTCCGGATGACTTTGCGCCCGACGAGCTGAGGATGCACTTGATGTTCATTGGACCCTACACCGAAGGTGGCGATTGGCGGGACGGCTCGATCAAGGGCGTCTCTAAATTCCTGCGCAAGATGCGAACGTGGCTGAGTGAGAATGGAGGCGATGCCGTGGATGTGAACACATTGCGCGGGTCAATGGACAAGCGCGTTCGGTCATTGCAGTTCAACACAGCGGTAAGCGACTGGATGAAGTTCTACAACGCGAACAAGCACTTGAGACCGTCGGCAGAAGCGTCCTTAGCCATTGGAGAAATGCTCGAATGCTTTGCACCAAGTGCGGCGCTTTCTCATGCTCCTGCTCGGTAAAAGACGTTGACGCGCCATATCACGGACGTGGTGGCTGGACAGACGATGGTTGTGTTGGTGTTCACGACGGAACTCCTGATCGGTGTCGCACTGTCAATGTTCCTTATGGCAGTAGTTCCTATGGCGGCGGCTGTCGGAAATGTCCACGCGATGGATCCGGCTAGATTCGTGGAGGTTACGGTCACAGGCGTAGCGTTACCCGTCCGAGCAGCAGTGGTGTACATGGTGATCTCAATGAAGGAGATCAGATGATAACTAGCAGCGACAGCGGGCAGTGTGGCTGTAACAGACGCACCGGCTGCCCCTACGGCAGTGACGGAAAGGTCCAATGCGTTGGACACCATCACAGCCCCATCCACCGTGATGGAGTTCCCTCCGTCCTGTATGTTCACGGCACCCGCACCCGAAGCATTGTTGACGGTAACGTCCCCGATATCCACGCCGGGTTGCGTTTGCTTGGCTTCGGTGGCTGGCGCCACTATGAGCTTATCCCGAACCTCTTGCGTGGCAAAGCGCATATCGGCGTTGCTGACGCCAGCATACATATTGCCGACCAGGGTGTTGGTCAGGTCTACGCGGTCACTGATCTGCTGCGCAGTGACTTCTGTTGCTGCTCCAGTAGGTAGAGGAAGGGCGGTGGTGCTGACCGGAACAGCCGCAGCCCTTAACTGCACATCCGTAAGTGGGCCACTGACAGGCCATGCCAACAGACCCGGAGCCCCCTGATCAACAACCCCGCCCCCGCCGCCCGTGGTCTTCAGATTCCCAGACAGATCGAACTGGAATCGCTCCACAGCATCCTTCACATCAACCTGCGTGGTCTCCAAAGCAAGTGAGGTGGATGTGACCGGAAGAGGGACATTCGCAATGGTGACATCACCTCCGGAAGACGATGAGATCACGAAGAATGCCCTCCCTGGTTCAAATGGGAGCGTTCGGAAGGACTTGTCCCCGGTCCCGACCTTGTAATCGAATACGCCTTCTGAGGCAGAATACCCATCCGGAATGACGACGGCCTTGTCGCCGCGATTGATCACTGACCCATCAGCGAGCCACGCCTTCATGGTTGCAAAACGATCCATGAGACGAAGGTAGCACTACACATCACCAACACCGACTATCTTGCGCCAACCCTCCTCTCTCACATGGTGGTACGGGAGATCCGTGCACGAGGTTTGATGGTACTTTCCTCTTTGAAACAAAGAGAAAGGAGGGAAACTTAGCCGTCTAACAAACGCTTAGTGGGTAGAGGAAGAGGGCATAAGGACCGTTGGCAAAGCAGGATCACCCAATCCTCTAGCCTTCAGACTGATCCTTCCACGCCCTCTTTATCAACACAAGCAACCGTGGCGCGTCTTGTTCGATTTTCTAGCGTAGCCAATTGGTCAGCGTCCGCAACTTCGTTTACCTATCGGATGGGGCATGAGATCGACGCGGATATTGTCGATCCGCTGACGGATAAGGTAACGACCCAGCTTGGAATGGTAGGAAGAGGAAGAAGTAATCTCTCCAATCGGATGATTATATACCCCAAGGATTTGGAAGTTGGGAGGATCGGTGTATATTTGTCCCGCCATGATGAACCTCACGCCTGACCAAATAGCCCGCATTCATGCAGCAACGACAAGGGCTTTAGAGGCTCAACGCATCATTGACGAAGCAAGCGCGGAGATCACCGCCATACTGGGAAGCAACCCCAAGGTGGATCATTTGATCCCATCACGGGAAGCAACACAGGACGACATCGTGAAGGTTCTGGGCCACGCCAAGAAGCCGTTACAGGTGCCCGAGATCGTGCGCCTGTTGGATGCGTTCGGCCTGCGCATGGAAGCGCACAAGGTGAGCAAGGCGCTGTGGCGGATGAAGGGCAAGCGCGTGACGCAAGATGAAACAGCCAACGGACGGAAGCCTTGGGTGGCCCTCAATACCGAAGTCTCATGACATAAAAAGAGAAGCCGGTCAGCATTGCAGTGCTTTCCGGCTTCTGGTAATCGCATCCCCCGTAGTTCAAGCGGATAGAACGCGACCATCTAAGGTCAAGGTTCCGGGTTCGACTCCCGGCGGGGGACAAAGCTACTGTGTAGCGCCGTTCGATCCAAATTTCCCCATCGCCATGACCATCCGCGACCTGAAGAACCTGTCTGAAGATGACGCCCGGACCCTGATCGAAAGCGTAATCTGGCCGGACGGACCAGTGTGTCCGCATTGCGGCAACTGTGACCCCAAGCGGATGACGCGCATAACGCCGAACCCAGCCAAGCGTGTTCGTGCTGGTCTGGTTCAATGCAAGGAATGCCGGAAGCAGATGCTATCTTGGCTGCATGAGCAAGGCCAAGGAAGCCGGGGAGATAAAGCTGAAGTCCGGGCATACGCTGAAAGAAGCTTTGGCATCCTTCCTAGCGCAGAAGCCATCGCCGAAGAAGAAGCCGAAGCGAAAGCCATCGCCGAAAGGAAAGTAGGCCCGGTCGCCGTGGACCACCTGCGGAAGCGTCCCGCGAAGTTCAACATCGGTGCGCGTGTCCTGACCCAAGGCGGAACCGTCTGGGAAGTCGTTGCGCGGTACTGGTCACACAGCTGGAAATGCCCGGTCTATGATCTGGAGCAGACAGACAGCGCGATCGTCTGCTTCGCGGTCAGGGAAAGTGTGTTGATTGCGGTACCCGATCGGTTGGGCGAATAGTTTGGCGACGATGGGCAACGAGGAACGAATGGACCAACGGGACCTAGCCCGTGCAACGCACGAATTGCTGGCCATATTGATCGAATACGGGCACACCGCATCCGGGCCGTTCATGAACATGCTTCAGACTGTTGACCACCTCAAACGACCGATGAAGGAAGTTCACCAAGCCGCTTGCGCATTGGTTACCATGAAGTGGGTTGAGTTCTCCCCAGAGGAGGGACTTTCGCAAGCGGAACGAACGGCAGTCAACGACGGGTTACCCCTCCCTAAAAAGCTCTGGGTGCGCGCAACCAAGGCCGGGTGCGATGCTTGGCGCGACGAGATCGCGGTACGGACCCAGACCAGACAGTTTCGAGAGATGGAAGGCGCCATATGGCGTTCCCGGATAGCCTTCTACGTCTCTATCGGTTCCCTGTTCGTCGGAATGCTGGGGGTGCTCCTGGTGTTCCTTAGGATGAAGTGACAAGCACAACAGTTAGAAAGGCGACCGCCACCACGAGAGCAAACACGGGGAGCACTAGGTCACCAACCCACGCCATGACGTTGCCCCAACGCCGTTGACGCCTGTAAGCCCGCTGGTAATCGGCATCCCATCCCATAGGGCAAAGATACGATCGAACCCCGCATTTCCAAAATCGGTCCTCTGACCCCCGAAACGCGGTTTTTCAACATTCCCAGTGTTGGCGCGGTGCTTTGCCAACTGTCCTTATGCCAGGAAGAGTTACACCATTCCTCACTCCAGGGTGAAGCCACTGGTGGAGTACCTCACTGTCATCAGACACTCTCCCGCCACCACATACCTTTCAGTGTTGTCGCGGTGATCGGTTACGAGCAGGACGTTGTGGGCGACCCACGAGGCATCCATGTCGGCGTACTTCCTCCGGATGCGGGAGATGAGTTGATCCTGCACGAACTTCCGAGAGCGCGTGCGTATCTCTAGGATGCGGTCTTGCTCGTTCTGGAGCCCTTCGGAGTGGTATCGAGAGAGGTTAGCCTGCTTTTCGGCCTCTTGAGCCCACGTCGCCATGGACTGGAAGTAGTTCAGGAGTTGCTGCGTGGCACTTATGCTTCCCATCGGAGTATTCCAGTAGGTCGCACCTGCACCAGCGAGGCCAGCCGACACGACTTCTCCCGCAGCGATCCTATCTCGTAGCGCCGCAGCAGCCTCGTAGTCCTCAGCCTCTACTGCCTGATCCAGAAGTGTCTTCAGATGGTTCATCCTTCTTGGGTTTAAGCACCCCCAGCAGCCACATATCCTGAAGGGCTGAGTGGGCTTTGGTTCTACACCAGTCAAACTTCTCGCAAAGATGCTCGATGGTGACGTTGGCTCCGGTCTTGATCTCCGCTTGGATCAGGAGGATCTCGCGGCGTCTCTTGCGGTAGAGCTTCTCTTGAGCGTGGGCGCTCATGGGGCGCCAGATGGCCTCACTCATAGCGCCACGAGGTCTTGTGGCTTCACCCCGAACACGCCGTACCCATCGGTGGAGCCCGCTTCGATCTTCTCGCACAGAAGGGAGACGACCCCATCGGCTTCTTCGTACTGGCGGATCAAATACCGAGCATCGCTCGTGTCTCCGCGCATTCGGTATTCTTGGGTAGGAGGGTATGCGGTCGCGATGGCTTTGACGGCATCTGACCTCTTCTCCAACAGGCGGTTCCATGCCCGACTCACTTCGCTCTTCCAGTCCATGATGTTGGCTTCGTTCTGAAATTGTCTATCAACCCACTCCGAGAGGTTGTCTTTCTTGCTGCGCACACGCTCGACGTTATCAGGGTGGAGGGTAAAGCTATACACCCGACGGGGAACATCGGCGTGGGCTCGGATGATGCGCTTACGATTCTTCAAGGAAGGAGTCATAGAGGGGGTCGAGTGGCTAGCTATGCGACGATCTTCGTATATCCACCGTTGGTGGCCATTCAAAGATCCCAGACCGGGACATCGAACACCACGTACTTCTCCACGCTGTTGAAGACACCGTGCCGCCCCACGTCCTCGTCCGCTTCCCACAGTACGTTCCCGCTCTCGTCTGGACGAAGAGGCCAGCCGCTGACGATGCACCCATCGAAGATGAATGCAACTCTACCAACGAGCTTGTCCATGTCAGGAAGCCCGTGCTCTGCTATCGTGTAAACCTTCATCGTGTTGCCTTTTTACCTCCTGCCGAATGAATGAAAAAGAACGGCCACCAATAACCACTTGCCGCCATGCCCGATGCACAGTCCCTGCGCTGCACGGCGTCAAGTTCACCGTTAGCTAGGCACTACCTCCCAGTCGGTAGCAAGCATGTCGGAAAGCGCAGGTTGGAAGTCGCCAACGTACACCGAAGCCCCAGAGATCACTTGCATCCCACCAACTCCTCCAGGTCCATGGGGCTGAATCCGATGCGTAGTAATGGACCAGCTCTTCCTGCGAACCTCGCGCCCTGCCTTCAGGTACTCCAGCGCGACAGAAAATGGAATGCCGGTCGGGCTGGCCTTGGGATCAAGGGCGATGTTGTATCCGATATTGTTCCACATGGTGGATGGCGCTACGTGCGCAACTCCGGGATCGGGAGAGCATGGCGTTGTGCTCGGAAGGTCGTCCGCATTTATCCATGGTATCGTGCGCTCTCGCACCTTTGCCATCTCCTTGCTCACCACATCCTCTAACTTCTCAAGGCGCTCGCTCATCTGCGCGCACGACATGCTTGAGCCGTCAATGAAGTGCTCTATTCGCTGAATACGCTTCTCAAGGCGTTCGGCGTGCTTGCCCATTCGATCACGCGACTCATCCCCGGTTCCCACTAGGGTATCCAGCCTATCAAGGGCGTTCCGAATGCCTGAGAGTAGTTCGGTGTTGTTGCTCGGTTCCATGCTTGTCGTTTTTGCTTCTTTGACACACCGCCATCTTTACTTCCTGAAGTTCCCCTCCGGCGTTCCAAGCGTGCGCTCTTCAGACCCTGTCGCACCTTCCTCCACCGGCTTCCTCACCCCTCTGCATGTAGCATTGGCTTGGTGCCGTCCGGCTTCTTGTGTGGACCTTCGTCGCAAGGGTTGCATTGCTGCGAACTTCAGTTCCGGGTTGAGAGATGGCGGTAGTGGCTCAGTGCCCGTTTTGACCCTTGCTTTGACAGGGACGTGTAAGCGTCGTATTTCCCGCCTTTTGGTGAGGTGGCGAGGTGAAAACCGGTGACGCCTACGATATGGTACCCTCGGAAAGAACGCTCAACGTTCTGAGAGGCACCGAATGCGAACGCCCCACCATTGCTGGTGAGGCGTAAGGATCCTTGCGGATCATTGGGGAAGCCCTGAAGAACGTTGTTGGCACAAGCGCTGAACAGGGGGCTACCCCATAGGATTTCATTCCGTTCAGTTCTTGTGCCACGCCGCAAAGATAGCGACATGGCTGGTACGCTGAACGGGGTCGTCTTTTTTCTCATCATAGCGGCCACACGGGCTTGTTGTGACACCCCTTGTAGAGCACAAGGATGCTGATGACTATGAGCACCAAGGCAATGCCTTGGCCTACGTTGGTCAAGAACCCTTCCCAGCGGTCCGGTCGGTTACTCATGGCTCCATTGGATTGGCCGTCAACTTGCGCACAACGGCATCGGCCACCATGTCGGCGAAGCGGCGTTCCTTGGCGGCTTTTCTGGACGCTATCAGCTTTGCGTTGCGCTCAATGAGATCAACCTCTTCTTGCGAACGGATGACTCCGCACTTGATGGCTATTTGATCAAGGGCATCCAGGATTCTTTGCGCTTCTTCTTTCGTCATGGCTTCTGCGTTAGTTCATTTGCCTCACCTCTGGGCGCCCTGAATTTTCAGACGCCCTTATTCCACGTTGGGTTATGCGCAAGACCAAGCCCACCCACACCATCGAGGAGTTAAATGCGAAGTGGTGCGGAGAGAGAATCATCAATGCGCTACAAGTATAATACACTTCGATCTATCCAGCCCCATACGTTTGTCGAAACCTTATCACCATGTACCTGATCCTCCCCAGCGGAAACCAGATCAACATCCCCGGTTACAGCCTCAGTGTTGGCCCCGGCGCCACCGCCAGCTACCCTCCGACCATCGCCAACAACGGCTTGATGGGAGCCGTCACTGCCGGTAGCATGAACCCCTACCTGAGCAGCACCTACGGTGTCCTGCTGATCAAGAACGACAACGGAACGACCGTGGGCTGGGAGCGCATGACGACCATCGCCGCCGTCTCCACCGCCATCACCAACGTGGGTACTGCCGTCGAGGCTGGAACCAACGGTGCAACCCTGTCCACCGCAGGGGTAGTGACCGCCCTGTAAGAGCAAAACGCGCTCATGTGAAGGCCCTGCGAGAGCGGGGCTTTTGCTTTTCTTTGTGGAGTGAGATCCTTCCGAACCATCGACCCATCCAGAGCGGAGATCGACCACCTGACCGTCGGAACGCCCGACATCATTGATGCCCTGAAGGTGTTCAATGCCGCCCTTGCTCGCTTTGAGGAGACACAAGAATCCAGGCACGCCACCATTGCCTGTCAGGAGATCGACAAGCTGGAGTGGGTGATCGGGCTGATGAAGAAGGGAGTACGAGCCGAGCAGCACCGCATCAATCAGCGATGGGCCAAAGGGGTAGAGGGCAGGATGCGAGAGATCGAGGCCGGGAAGCGAGCCTCATTCTGACCGACAGAACTCACAGTCACACTCACCCTCGTAGGTGAGGACCAAATATGGGTAGCCCTCGGAGAACCCCGAGAAGGCCATATCTATCTGGATGTCCAGATCGAGCGTGATGGTGGAGTGTGTCATTTCAGGAGTTGTTCGCGACGCTCATCGGAAGTTTCCTTCTTGCGGTCCTTGTACTCCTGCACACCACCTCCGAAGAAGGCGTAGAACAGAAGGAATCCTTCCAGTGCTCCGGGATCTTCTTTAGCGAGGTCATTCACAGTGCCCGCGAAGATCGGCACGAGCTTTTCCGTAACGGAATCCATGAAGTCGTACTCCTCACCAAAGGGAGTGTAGCGGGTCGCTTGTCCGTCCCGACCAACTTTGGTTTTGGTGGAGGCGAACTCCGCAAGAAGAGATGCCGACGGCGCCAGCTTGTTCGTCGCCATCCGGAGGCCCACATCCAGCATCGTGGGAGACCTGTGATCCACCCCTAACGGCATGACCTCTCCCCTAGCGTTCTTGTAGGCATCCTTACCGAGAACCCCCATCACCAAGCGGGTCGAGAACACCACCTGTTGGATGCGGCCACCCCACGGGTCTATGCGACGGTCCCCGATCTTGATCTTCCCGAAGTCCGAGCTACGCGGATCCATCTCCACACCTGTCTCGTCATCGTCGTCGTTGTTCAGATACGCACCAGCCATCGCCACAAAGGCCATCGTGGTACCGATGAATCGACCCATATCCTGCACGGCAAGCTTACGCGCCGTCGGTGTCATCTTGCCGAAGTGGTAGAGAGCGTATGGGGTGGCGGTCTTGAACGTGGATGACCACAGACGGGGTGAGAAAAAGATCTTCGCGAGGCCACGAGAGTTGCTCTCTCCCCACTTCCCGAGCGACCCCCGACCCGTCAAGGTGTTCACGGCGTCCGCAATATCCTCTCGGTCCTGCTTGGTGGGTTGCTCGCCATTCCTCTCCATCACAGAGAGTCCATCCAGATAGCGCTCCACCCGTAGTGTATCCAGGTACGCTGCTGCGCCACGCTCCAGAGCGCGGAATGGGTTGGCGGCCTCCCATCTCTTGAAAGCGTCGCCGCTCTTTTGCAGTTGCAGCGGGATGCCTATCTCGTTCCATATCAAGCGTGTCCAGTCCGACAGGAAGAGTTCCTCTCGTGCCGTCACCTCCGCATGGGGTTCGGTGATCGCGAGTTTCGCCTCTTTGGCCTGCGGGTACCACGGCTGCGACTTCACACGACGCAACCACTCGTCAGACCTCTTCTCGCTGCGCATGGCATCCCACATATTGCGGAACGCACGAGCAACAACGCCGGGCTTGCGCCAGATGTTACTGATGGTCTGAACGCCCCCTTGCATCAATACGAACGAGAGTTCACCCGTGGCTTGCAGGGCTCGTGTCAGTCCGTATGCCTCCCAGAGAAAGTCCTTGGCCTTCTCCGCCTTGGTCCTGTTCTTCAGCTCATGCTTGTAGAACTCCTTCTCATACTCCTCTTGGAGACGGAGCTTCTGCGCATTGAGCCTAGTGAGTTCATCATCCACCACAGCCGGACGCGCCTCCTTCTTGGAGAAATCACCCTCTTGGATCCGTCGCTTGAGTTCGGCAATACGGGCCTCAGACACCTTCTTGGCGGTTTCGAGTCGGCGCTTCTCGATAACTCCGGCCTCCTCTTGGAGTTGCTGGTATTCGGACTTCAGAGCGTCTCGCTTCTCGCGCAGCGCCTTCAGCTCAGGGGTCTCTTTGACCGGAGCCTTCTTCTTGGGATCGAGATTCTTCTCGGAGATGCGCCTATCGTACTCCTCGATGCTGCGCTGTGTGGATGCCAGTAGACGATTCAGGCGCTCCTCTTCTGTGATGGCCGGATCATTGAATACCTCATCGTGTACAGCCTGAAGGGCGTCCTTTTCCTCTCGGAGCGCGATCAGTTCGGCATCCGGCTCTACTTCTTTTGTGTTGCGAGGGGTACGCTCTTTGGCGTCGATCTCGCGTTGGAGATCCTCGATGCGGTTGCGCGTGCGGGTCTTAGCCGCATCCAGAGCAGTCTTCAGCTCACGCTCCTGGGCAGCCTGATCCACCGGCAGATCTTTCAGGCCGTCGCGGATCTTGCGCTTCAGCGCACGCTCATCTGCCGTGAGCTTGTCGCGCTGGAGGCCACTGCGCAGGGGTCTTTTCTTGGCTTGGATGTCCTCAAGGGCTGATACATCTCTGCCGATACGCTTGATGCGTCGAACTTCCGCCAGAAGCTCATCCTTGCTCATGGCGGCGGTCTTCCCGTACTCCGTGATGGCGTCGCGGATCTCCCGGTCGCTGACCTCGGCAGGTATCTGAGCGAGTTCCCGGACAGCCGCCACGAGAGAGTTGATGTCGTTGGCGCCATCGCGGACAGCCTCGATGACCATCTGTTTCGGAATACGGAGACGCCCATCAATATCGTCACGTGTCACCCCGGTGACAGCCTCTCCTATCTGTTGCTCGACAAGTTGCTTGTCATCGTCGGACAGTTTCTTATAGGCGTCATTATCCCGGAGCTTCTTCAATCCCTTCTGGATTGCTGCACCAATAGCCTCCCCAGCTTCCACCGAAAGAGCAACAGTCTCGATGATGCCGTTGTAGAGACTTGGCGGAATGATGAAGGCTCCGGCCACATCACTCTTGATCTTCAGTGAACGGATGCGGTCAGCCACTCGCTTTCTCTCACCACGCGGCCCCCTTGCCTTTTCTTTGGCAGCGATACGCTTGAGGGCCTCAATAAGTGCCTTCTCCTCGGATTGTGCCGCTCGGATCTCCGCCTCTTGGAACTTCTTCTTTAGCTCTGAGAACTCTTCGCTCAGCTTATTAAATGCAGCCATCACCTCCTCGGAGGGCTCCTCTCCGAACCTCCTCCGCCACTCCTCGGCTTTCACCTCGGAATTGAATCTCAGGTCGGAGTTCTGGTATATGTCACCAAGGGCGGATCCGAATCGACCACGAGATAGGGCCTCGTCAGAAAGCTCACTCACCATCTCGGCCTGACGAGCCTCTAGGATCTGTATCTCCTGTGGGTTTGTGGAGGCTAATATCCGGCGATCCAGATCCTCTAGAGCACTGCGGTAGATGTATGCGGCAGCGCCTCCCTTCACGTCGTTATTGCGAACGGCCTCAAGAGCAGCCTCAATCCCTATTGACTCGATCAGGGATGCGGCGTTCTGGGCTGCCTCCTCGAAACTCTCCACACTTCTATACAGCCCGCGAGCCTCTAGTTCACGCTTGACCCCTTCGCGGAACTCTCCCTCGTAGGCTCGCTTGGCCGCGACGGTCTTCTTGACCTGCTGCGGCTCTACTGGCGCATCCTGTTGTACGTCCTGCGGTACATCAGGAGGGCCCTGCGGAATAACCTCACCATCGGCTGCCTGTTTTGGTTGTAAATCCGCATCACTTTTTACAACAGGCTCCGCCTCGATTGCTGGCCCTGCGGGGGCAGGAGTGTCCAGCGGAAGACTGGGCGCTGCACCTGGATCCGTGGTCGCTTCTGCTGGGGTTTCTGTAATTGCTGTTGCTCCTTCATCTATGGCTTGTTGTTGCTGTACTTGTCCTTGAATGGCGGGTTGCGCCTCACTAGGCGCACCAGCACCTCCCCCTTCCCCGGAACGAATAGCGCCCCCGATATCCTGTGCGGGTTGCATTTGTCGAATATCGGCTCGAATCGTCCCTTTTGAACTTGGTTCTTCATTTGGCGCTGGTGTTTCTTCGGTGGCCGTTTCGGTCATGACTGACTCGACGGCCTTGGTTTTCTTTTTCTCTCCGGCTTCTGGCTTCTTCTCCAAGGTCACTGAGCCATCGGGATTCGTGATGGCCTTGGTGCCTTCGGGCATCTGTTCTAGGCCGGAGGATGCAAGGGCTGCTTTGGCCTTGTTGGCCGGGATACCAAGCGCCTCGATCATGTCGGTGGTGAGGGTGGCGGCTTCACGCTTGCGGGGGTCGCCATTCGCGGCCTCCAGCACGGGATCCATGGGGGCCGACTTGATCTCCTCCTCTACGGCGTTCTTTCGCTCCACGATGTCCGCAACTTCCGCCGCCTTGACTGGATCCATATCCAGTAGCTCGTTGCCCTTGTAGGTGCGCGCAAGGTTCGCGAGTCTCTCTTGAGCGACCTTGTGCTGGGCCTCCGGGATCTGTCCTTTGATGAGGCCGAATGCCTTCTCTGGATTCTTAGCAGCCCACTGCATGGACTCCGCCTGGAACTTCGTTCGGTCGGCCCGCGTTGGCTCAATAAAGGATGTAGTGTGGAATACTGACCCGAGAATGCCACTTACCAGAACTGTCTCTGCGGCCTCTGCGGCAGTCGGAGCATCATCATTCAGGTCAGTCCCCGAGAGCTTGTTCACCCCGGCGTTCGTGGCCCGCTCTGTGAGCGTCTGGGAGAGTTCTTCGATAGCTTCCTTCGTGCCCGCTTCAGCCGATTCGAGGGCCATCTTCAGGGCGCCCTTCGGGGTAGCCCCTCCCTTAATGCCCTCAATGACAGACTGACGGAGTGCTCGCATTTCTCCGTTCGCGAGATACGCTTGGGGGTTCAGGAGTTCGATAGCAGCAGCGATCGGAGCATACACAAGCGCCCCGCGCTCGGCTTGTTGCTCAGTGGCTCCGCCTTCCATGGCCTGACGAGTATAGCCTTCGTACTCGGCGCCAAGGGATGTCGCCACTGTGGCAGCGCGAGTGGCGCCAGCACTACCTCCGGTGGCGATGGTCGGGGCAATGAGGGCCGCCATTCCTCCGGCTCCATAAGCGAGCTTACCCATGAGGCTCTCTTTCTCCTCTTTGGAGCGAGCAGCATCCTGGACGCCCGACATCTCCTCGGCCCAGTCCGAGAGCTTGTCGCTGAAGGAGTAGCCCTCGGAGGGATCCACGAGCCGCCCAAGCCCGGCGATGGTGCTGCGGGTCATGTCGGTGAAGCCGAACGTACCCGAGCGTAGCGCCTTCTCTTGCCACGCATTCACATCGCCACGACTCATCTCGTTCTCCTGTTCAGAGATGCGCTGAGAGAGTTCGTTCAGTTTGCCTTGGAAGGATCGAGGGTCTCGTTCAGCTTCCTGACGAACCCGGTCGCGGACGAACTTCATGCCCTCCTCGATGTCTTGTACCTCTACTTGGAGTTGGGGGTCATCGGATCCCTGTTCGATGAGATCCTTTGCCCGCAGGTAGCGGCCCATCAGGCGCCTTCCCGCGAACTGGAGCACATCCATCTGGTGCTCGATGTCGTCCTTCGGGTCGAGGGCTCCAGCAAGACGGCGCTCGGTGATCTCTCTGGAGTCGAAACGGGTCTTCTTGTCGTTCAGATCTGGATGCGCTGCAAGCTCAAAGTCCTGATAGAGCTTCGCCATCCGTGGGTCTTGCTCTGTGAGACCTTGTGGCTTGTAGTCTCGGTTCATTAGGAAGGTCTCCTCGCGACGAGGATCGAGCGCATCCATCTTGTCGGCGATCTCGCGCAGACGACCGCGCCCCTCTGGACTCATTTCCATCAGAGAGGCGTTCTTCATCTCTTTCTTACCGCGCTCTTCCGCTTCGAGCATCTCCACATCGCGACGGCTTCCCTCGGGATCCAACGCGGCATCTTGCACGAGAGCCCCTTCGAGCGTCCTCATTTTCTGCGCAACGGCTGGGTCTTGACGGAAGCGTGTTTCTGCATACTCTCCATATCCGGTCGTGTATCGCTGCTGCAAGGACGCTTGGAGTTTCTTCATCTCCGCCGCGTACTGTCGGCGCTGCTCGGATGTTAGGAGTCCCTTTGGGCGGGCACTCGACCCTATCTGGGTCTCAAGGCTCGTCTGGAGCGCACCCGGCGTGAAAGCCCCGGCGGATGGAGGAGGCGGCGCCTCGGACAATCCTTGCGATGCGACCGCAGGCGTAGCCAATGCGGTAGGCCCAGCCACCGCTCCTTGCGGAGTGTTCGGGGGTGTCTGGGCTTGTGGCTTTGGGACGGCGGCGGCGTCCTTTGGTGGCGTCCATCCAATAGGCTGGGCGTCCTTTGGTGGTGTCCAGTCGCTCATTTCTTCTCGTATTCAATACCATCAGGGCCTACAAGTTTACCACCCTTGGGTAGTTTGGCCCACTTGGCACTGAAGTCTTCCGGTGTGGTCTTCGCCGTGTCTCCGAACTTATTCAGTTCTCGCTGGAGATTTCCGCCGAGCAGGCCGTTCATCAACTGCTCGTTGTCTCGCAGCGGAACTGAGAACATGCGTTTGCTCTTTTGCGAAGTCCGCAGTTGTTCTGTCAGGGAGTCCCGTTTGGCTATGTACTTCGAGATATCGGCGGCAGGCGTATTATTAGACCGTATCACAGCATTAAGGTCTCCGATCCTTGCATTGATCTCATCCGAGTTGTCGCTCGTTGACACATTGTTCGGGTCGTAACCAGTGATGACGAACTCGCCATCTTTGTTCCGGTCTATGTAGCTGACCACCATGGTCTGAGTATCTCGTCCATCCGATACTTGCACAGGGTCCTTGAATGGTACTTGGCGTCCTGCCACCACAGCCCCTACCGGCATACGCTCCAGTCCGGAAATGACCCGCTTCACACCAGTAGTTGGGTCGTTCTGAGCGATCTTATTAGGAATGGACTGCACACCGCCCGCCCATGTCTTCTCTGTTGGAGTGGAACCACCGGAACTTCCCAGAGAAAGTTGAGACAGATCTGTGACTTCGTAGCGAGGGGTATTGGCATCAACGAAACGGCGGACCTCATCCTCGCTATCGAGGCCGTATTTGTGAACCATGTCCTTGACGACCTGCTCCTTCATGCGATCAAGGGAGCGGGTCTCCGTCTCGCTAAGGAAACGCCGTCCGCCCTTGGTGATGACCTTGCCTTCGGCTTGAAGGGTGTCCATCTCTTGCTTCAGGCGCGGCAGGTAGACCGTATTCCAGAGCTTGTCCCGGCTGATCTTGCGGTCGAGGACTTGGGTATCGTAGGCCCGCTCACCAAGTGTGGCCTTGTCATCGAAAGGCATCTTCCCTCCCATGAATCGCTGGGCATACTCCAGTGTGTCCGGAGAAACAAACTCCTCCCCGGTGCGCTGCTTTTCCAGAAGGTCGGCTACTTGGTCGAACTGATACTTGTTCGCATTGCCGTAGGCGAGCAGATTCCTATTGAATGCTTGGAACTCCTCGTTTGCCTGCGGGTTCGTGTAGAGTTCACGAGTGGCGGCATCCAGATCTCCGCCGTGCAGCGCGTCAGCGCGAGCCTGCTTGAATTTGTTGTACTCGTCAGTTACGTAGTTCTGATATGCGATGTCGTAAGGAGGGGCCGCCACTCCCTTGAACTGATTGGCATTCCCCTGCACCATCTTCATCAAGTCGGCACGCTGCCGCTTGACCTGATTGGCGCTGTCGGCAAGGATACCCCATGGAATGCGTCCGGAACTTGCGGCGAAGATCGGGTCCCCTCCAGAAGCCCTCGATTCGTTCGGGCGCTCCTGTCCTGGATAGAACTCCTGTGCCGAATAGGCGCGGTTCGGATTGAGCTCCCTCGGAACCACACGAATACCACCTCCTGCATACTGCGGTCGCGAGGTGTCCGGCGGCGCCTGATAGGAAGGGTCTAGCGGAATAGGCGTAGAGGCTGCTTGTTGCCCAGCAACGATCCCCTCGGCGCTCAACTCACCAAGGTCACCCCCTGCGGCTTTTTGTGTGAATGGTCCTCCGATCATAGGTTCACTGGTGTGCCGGGCTCATAGGTACTGGTGGCGCTCATGGGCTCTGGGATCATGGCGTATTGAGGAGCGTAGTTCGGAGATGGTGGGACCGGAAGCCCAGTTCCTTGATTGCGCCAAGCGGGTCCATAAGCTCCTCCGGGCTGTGCTGACGGGATCCCCGCCGGTCGCTGGTATCGTTGCCCGATCTGTACCTGCGGCAACAGCGGGATGGCGCTCATCATCTGGTTGTTCGCATCCTGCTGGCGTTGCTGTCCCTGCATCAAAGCAAGGTCACGACGATAGCGCTGGCGATCATAGCGACGCTCCGCCATGAGGCCCGTGAGTTGCCCCTCCATCCCGAGCATCTGGTCCGCCCGAAGCGCTGCATTGGCTCCGACCTGAGCGAGATTGCGTTGGGTGGCGTTCTGACTAGAGAGGAGGTTCTGGACGATCCCAGGACCACCCGCCCGCGAGAGATTGGCCTGCGTCTGCGCTCCTGCTTGTTGAGCGAGTCGATTCGCAAGACTGCTCGCCGGGTCCGTGGCGGCTCGATACTGATTCTCTTGTCGCTGGATCTTCCCAAGGAGGGCTTGCTGCATCGGGTCGTTCTCGGGAATGCTCCGGTCGAGCCGGTTCCATTCCTTCATCTTACGATTGGCCTCTCCTTGTTGGAAGAGACCGCCCGCGAATGCCCCAACAGCGGCTCCTGGGGCTCCGCCAACCACACCTCCTAGGGCCGGGAGGGCCGCACCAAGTACATCTGCAAGAGCCATCAGCGTATGTTTTTCAATTCGTTTTCGAGCGCCACAAGCATCTTGTCGCCAGTGGTATTGTAGAGCACCTTCACAAAGAAACGCACATCCTGCGGTAATGGACGCAGTGGATCATACGATTCCATCACAGCCCACCACCACCCTTCGTAGCTATCGTAGAGCTTCACCCAAAGGAATCCGGTTCCGGGGTCGAACGCCTCTTGAATGGCCTCGGACTGATCGGAGATCATCACGCCATCCTTGTTGAAGAGCTGCATTCCGTCGGGCTTATCCCCCACGATACGGAAGCGCACCATTTCCTTCCACTTTCCGAGGTCCCCGATGATCGGGAGGTAGACCCACGCCTCTCGCGTACCGCCGCTGATCGTGTAACCGGTATCGAGTTCCCATGAAGACGCATCTCGCATCCCCAGGACAGCATCGGGGGTATTGACGTACCCATCGAACCGATAACTGTACTCTCCAAGCCACTCATTGCTTTGAGGTGAGTAGACGAGCAGGACAGGATCGTGACTGACGCCTCCAGATGTATAGGGGCTGATACTGGCCCACATCTCCTGATACTTCACGTTGAAGAAGGCGCTCATCTGTGGTGCATATCCAGCAGGCAGATCCTCCAGGATCGGACGAACCTTCTTCAGCACCTTGTTGCGGCTGATGTCGTCGATCTGATCGCCGCGCATACGATACCAGCCCTTCCGGTTGGGCCAGTAGAAGGTGTCCACGTAAGAGTCGCCAGCGGTTGCATACGCCTTGACCCAGAGGCGCCAGAACTGGTCCGGACATCCGATGTCCCGTGACAGGAACATGACCTCACCCCAGTAGTTCGAGATGCTTTGGGTGGATACCTGCTCCCCCGAAGCTCCGGTCAAGACGTTCTTGTTCGTCAAGATCCGACAAACACCCTTCTGGGTCCACACCACGGTGTTCTGGCCAGCGGGCCCTAGATAGGTGGCTCCGACTTTGATCTCTCCGGTCTCCTCGGACAGCACTCGGAGGTTCTGGGAAAGGAAGGTTCTGAGTCCCGGACTGTCTTGCAGAAGTGGGTCAAACTCCTCGCTGGCGATGTAACCGGTGCAGTAGTCCGTATTGTCCACGAATCCAGCTTGCGGGTACCCGAAAAACTCCACGGGCTGTTGCTTGCAGTAGTCCAGATTCAGGCCCGGTTGGAATCGAGTACCGCCGTATGTGAAGATGTTCCACTCCAGCGGATAGTCCGTCTGATACTGCGGGAAGAATCCGGTCGGAGGCTGATCTTGTGGGCCGCCGTCGAAGTTCATTGGACGACACACGTAGTGGACGTGCGGGAATGTCTGCGAGGCGCTATTGAGTTGCGTATCCGTGCTGTTGAGGTTCACGTACAGATCCGGATATACGAGCGTCTCAGCATCCCACATGATGCACATCTGCCGGATCGAGCTGCAATAGTTGATGAAGATCTGCTCCTCGGTCTGCGACTCCTTCTCCGGCATGAAGTATCGGGGGTTCATTCCGAAGCCCGCATAAGGGAGCGGCAGGCCGCCCAACTGAATACCATCGGGAGCAACCCCATTCACAACATCGTCGCGAACAATGGATGCGTCCTGCACGCAATGAACTACCGGAGCAATGGTCCGATCATGGCCCCATACTCGGATCGGCGTCCCCTCTGGGTACTTGATTATAACGCGACTTCCGGACTCAGGAATAGTCCCATACACGCCGAAGCGGAGGTAGTTGATATTGTCGGCATCAGTGATTGCATCATAAAGGCCGTACACGCGATCGCCATCCGGAGCCACCCAATAGCCCTGAGAGGTGATGTCGGCCAAGATGGCTGCAACGTTGATGAGAGTGTTATTGGTCACGCAGAGGTATCGACGCTCAATGCCTGAGAGCCTCACGTAGGCATATCTGTAATCCGTGCCGAGATACCCGACGCTGTTGTAGTATTCGTACTCATCCTCCAGTCGGAAGTTCTGCTCCGGGGAGGTCAGTGGGGCATTGTAGATCCCAATGGTGGTTCGTGTGGCGAAGGTCGCTCCAGTATTGACATACGGAGCGATGTTGGCGTCTGGCACCTCGGCATTCACCCGGATAAGATTCACGATGAACCACGGCTGGTGGAAGTTTCGGACCACCGTATCGTAGAAGGAGGTGTATCGAGTACCTCCCTCGAAGACATCATTGGTCTCGGGGGAGTAGATGAATTGATTGCTCGTGAGGCGGTAGAAGTTCGATCGACCGCTCGTGACAGGCACGAAGGAGGTGATGTCGAACATCGCATTGCCAGTCTGCTGCTGCTGCCAGAATGAGTAATCATACCCAGCGGCACTACCTCCTTGCATAGTGAGGTTGCTTCTCCACTTGTCGAAACCCACGTAATTGCCCGGAGGGGCTCCTGATGTTGGTTGATACCCCATCCCTCCGATGCCGAACTCGCCCTGATTCACTTGGCCATGATCCTCCGTGATACGACCATACTTAATGGTGTCGATCAGATGAGCGGCTACGCAGTCTCCGACCCAAGGGCGCGGAAGAAGGTTATTGGAGAACTCCTCTCCGGAGTAGGCATAGGTTTCGTCGTAGAACCCGACTCCGCATTGCATTTGAAGGCGGTAGTTCTGCGGATTGGTCTGGATGTCGATCAGCGTAGCTTGATCAGTGATCCCGGCTGCGAACTCCGGGAAGTACACATCCAAGGCGGTCGTACTCTTATTGGCCGGTACTAGCGGGATGGTCGTTCCGCCAAGGCTAGGGTCTATGGAGGCGCTTAGGACATAGCTGCCGAACCCCTGGGCGATAACGCGGCCTGCTGGCGCAGTACGGGTGATGGTGATGGCTGTTGCTGAAGACGGGATGTTCGTGATGCCACCCAAGAGGAGCCCGAGGGAGTGATAGGTAGGCGCGAAGACCTTTCCGCGATTGTCCTGTGGATTGAAGGGATTGACCTGATCGGCGAATCCATTGGTGTAGAAATTGCCGTTGTTGTACGGATCATCCCCTCCACTACCTGCGGAGGTGGTCATCCGGGAGGAGACCGGAGGAATGTTGTAGCCGCCACTGCCCCCTTGATTGTCCTGCGGGGTCCATGGGAGATATCCATTCTGGTTGGGTCGGTAGAATGCCCCAAGGACGCCCGGAACGTTCGTGACTCCGGAAGGCGTCGTGACTCCGTACAAGTTGAACTGCTCGCCAATGCGGCCAACGCCGGTTCCTGGGAGGGAGCTTCCGTTGGCGAGCGCCACGTTCACGACACTCTCCGTGTCGGTCTTAGTACCCTGACCTTGTGTGAAGGAGGAGAAGGTGCGACCGACCGGACCCTCCGGGGTCAGGTTCGATACGTCAGTGGTCGTGTTCCAGCAGCGGTCATCTGAGTATGTGTCGCTCTCTTCGCCCCATCCGTCAGGATCCGTAGCCCCAGCCCACGCTCCGTTCTCGCCCTTGATGTCGCGCTGGCTCGGATGCTGATAACTCTGTAACCCCGCGATGGGCTGCACGGGGTACTTCCCGAAGCCCCCATCCCATGCCTGGACCCCATACCCATATTGCTCGCCCCTCTGGGCGCTCTTGTAATAGGTAGCGTTGTAGGGGTTAGAGAAGCCATCCGGGATCTCCGTGCCGCCCACTCGGCGTGTCATCTTGCGCGTGATGCTTGTGGCGTTCTTTCCTGTGGAGAGTTCAATGAATCCCATCTCCAACTTGCGGGGCTCCAGCCGGAAGTTGAAGTATTTGAGGCGCCCATCCGAGTAGTCCACACTCTTGGGGGCCTTCACTTGCACGAATTGGAGAACAGACTCATCATCTGGCACCACCTCGGGCGGCTCCAGATTGGAGTTCGCCGGGTCCACGAACGTCAGCGTATCCACCAGATTCGGCTGGATCGGAATGCGGTAGATGATCTCCTGAGTGCCGGGACCCAAGAGCCCCTGTCCATCCCGATAGGAGGTGCGCTTGATCTCGATGCTTGCATAACCAAGCTCGTTATCGACCCGGAAGCGCAGATTGATTCCGTATGGGGTTGGGGCCAGCAGGTTGGGGGATCCGCCAAAAGTTCTGCCTCCGGGGTAGTTGGAGCCCGGCGCCGTGTCATCAGCCGTGTATTTGGCCGGAACCGGAATAAGAGGGGTGGGAGGGCTCCAGTTGGTCCTGTTCCCGTTCACATCCACGTATCGGAGCGCGTATGTGTATTGGCCCACAGGAAGCCCCACTGCTCCGATCAAGTCCACAAGTGGCTCAATAGGGTCGAGCCTCAACCACGATGGAGGGGCGTTCAGGCCGACACTATTGATGGTCGTACTGTACTCGGAGAAGTAAGCCTGAGAGCCCGAGGCGAGAGCGTCGAGCATGGCTCCGATGTCCCAGAAGAGAGGGTCGCTCAGGTGGTCCGCCGGGTACACGACCCCACTTCTGCACCGATCCACAACAGCAATCTGGAGAGGTCGGTCAAACACGTAAGGGATGTTGGGGCTCATTGCCGCCACATCTCCGTCGATACGAACGAACGGAGGATTATCTCCTACATTCGGGACATTGAAGTCCGTACTGGCCCACCACTCGGCCTCATGGCCATTGGTGTAACACGATCCGATCAGCACGTAGGTGCCTGGATTCGATACCGTAGCGGGATAGAGTTCTTGTTCCCCCTGCACAGCCTCCAGAGCGCCCGTATTCCCATCCACCGACAAGGGGCGCATGTTCAGTGCTTCCGTGTAGAGACCGTCAGGGAGCAGTTCTGGTCTAATATCCGTATTAGCCCCTCCGCGAAAGATGCGTCGGAACCACGCGGCCCAAGGATTGGCCCTGCCGGTATGGAGGAAGTTTGGCATTGATCAGTATGGAGGGTACCCCAACCAAGTTGTAGACGACCACACATCCATCCGCTCCTTCTCCCCCATCCTCCCCCAGTATCCGAGCGCCTGCAACCATGTTCCGTTCGGGTTCGTGATCGCAGTGGCCTGCTCCTTGTCGCGGATGATGTCCATGTAGTCCTGGCGATCCTTGTCCACGGCGATCTTCTTCAGAGCCTTTGCAGCCCTGAGCATCACCATGTCAGCGATAGCCTCCCGAGCCCACTCTGGTATTTGGAACTCATCGCCGAGACAGTCGATCCCAAGGCCGGAGTAGGTGATGTGGACCTTCTGGAATCCTGAGCAGGACTGGCTCAAGTATAGCTTTCCATTACTCTCTCCGGCGAAGTATATCCACTGTTGCGGGTATGGGCAGTTCCACGCTAGAGGACCAACGAGATCAGCCCCGTAGCCGACATTGTTCGCTACATAGCCCTGACCTCCAGAATGCCACATATGGGGCTTTATGAATAGGTTCTGGACGTTCACGAAGTCGCATTGATCCCCATTGTAGACACAAGCGAGGCTCTTCTCGGTCATCCCCCACGGGAGATCAATGATCAGAGTCGGGGTGATATCGGCCTCGAAGTGACGAATATCCGCTGGCACATCATGAAAGAGTCGAGAGAGCGCTCGTTGAGCGGCGCTGACATAGGCCGGATAGGTGTACTTCCTGAACTCCGGATCCCCTAGTTCAATCGCTGCATCCCCAATGACCTGCGATACCGGTACGTATGTTCCTCCGGTGATCATAGTTGCTCAATGTTGAGAGGGTCGTTGACGGATACAGGACGCTCGGTGCGCAGAGGCTGGTCGGGGTCGAGGTCGCGACCGTCGTTACGGAGTCGCTCCGGAAGCTGAAGCGAGAACCGACTCGCATCCAGAATGAGCTTTTTTGCCGCCATCAGATACTCCGGCGGTAGGTCTATCTGCTCGTTCGGGTCCATGTTCTCCAGATTGGGGAGGGCAGCGAAGAATCCCACGTGGAGTGTCTTGATCTGCCTATCCACCCCGAACACATAGACCCGATACTTGTCCCTGGCAACATAGGGAGAGGCCGCGGAAGGGGCCTGATAGGCCATCCCATAGAGGGCGCTCAGGGAGCCTAGTGTCGTGTGGCTGAATGGAACCCGAGCGATCTGGGGCGTGCAGTTCGGAGGGAGATTGTTCCGCAGATAGCGGACCCACGCAAGCCCCCCGTCGTAAGGAAGGGAGTAGAGTTCCGCCGGTAGGTCGAAGTACATGCAATCCCACGGGATCACGTTGTCGGCCTCATGGATCACCACATCCACCATCGCCGTCTGAAGCATATCCGAGGACTGGCGGATGTCGCCCATGTAGTCCTTGGAGAGCATTCGGCCCTTGATCTTATCAACGGCCAACTTGGCGTTGAACAGCATCGAGGTTCTGTTCAGGCGAGCATCGTCGTGAGCAAAACCCAGCTCCACGGCGACACTATCCGCGAGTTGCAGTATGGTCATCGCGTAGCCATGTTGAAGAGTTCGGCGGCATCCTTCTCCGAAGTGGAATGGAGTGTCGTGCCGTCACCCATCTTCGTGGAGAGGTACTGGAGAGCCCAGTTCGCAAGCGTGATGGTCATGCTTTTGGGGAGGTCGATCGTGTCGTCAACCGTGACGATCTGATCCGGGGTCCGAAGGTAGCTGACCCAGAACGGCTTTCGGCTCGCCAGCGAGACCGGAGTAATGAACAACTCTCCTTGCGTGGCCTGAATGACGAGTTGGGAGTTCGTCCTCGACCCCATGTAGTAGTACCCGTAAGTACGCATGGGTCCGCCAGCCAGCACCTCATTGCCGGACATGAAGGAGTTCGTGCGGGCTACCGCGACTTGCTCTGCGGTCATGCGCTGGACAGGGAAGGATGACCCCTTCGGGACCACATTCAGCAAGACTGTCTGCTGAGACTGCCCCGACACTACCGTGACAGGGGGGCTCGTCTCGGGCTCTGCGTAGATGGCAAGTACCGTCCACAGGGTATGCCCAAGGGACGGTACTGCATCATTGATCGCCAGCCCTCCTTGGATGTTGGACTGGAACACGCGGTCCTCCTTCAGCTCCCAGAGAGCCTCTTCGGAACCTTTCCGATTAGCCAAGGCCCAGTTGCACGCCGTGATCGCCCGAGAGAGCGCCGCGTTGTAACACGGCACCTTGTTCTGTTCAAAGAGGTAGCGCTGTGACCCAACTGAATCCAGTTGAGTATCAACAAATTGATCCAGCTCAGGTATGGTGATCACGGCTCAGTTCATGCGTTTTGGCCTACGATGAGTTGTCCGGCATTGCGAGCCTGAAGGTTCTCCATCAGGCGCTGGTTCATGGAGGAGAACTCTTCATCGGTCATCTCCTTGGCGACTGCACTGCGCAGGGCGTCAGGGGCCGTGTGTGCGCCCACGGGGATATTCGGATATTGCTGCTTGACCAGTGCTGTCAGGTCTCCGAATGTCAGTGATCCTAGTTCGTGCTGATGACGCTGATAGGACTGTGCCCACAGGGAAACATCACTGCTCTCGATGGCTCCGTTGATGTCCAGGTAGAAAGACCTGTTGAAATCCGAGTGTGGTGCTCCTGCCGGAGTTCCGTCCAGGTCCTTGCCTGTGAGCCACTTATAGACTGTGCGGCTGTTCACTTCGAGCGTCGAGACGAACTTACGACCTTTCATGTCACCGGTCCTCACGATGGCTTCAAACTGCGGCTTGAAGGACAGCATCGGGATATTCAGCGGGACAGGCTCATGCACAGCGCCGTTAGGTTTCGAGGGGATGTAGTAGTGGTGGAACGGGGCGAAGAACTTCACCGTCGGGATGATGTCGTCCGGAGGGATGTAGCCAGCCCTGAGCATCCCACGAGCATCCGTATTACCTTCCTTCACCGCAAGCAGAAGCTCCTTCATGGCGGCGGTGTCGCCGAAATTCTGGGCGGGCTTCGTGTTGCGCTCGGCCATCAGGATTGCCACCATCTCCTTCAGTTCTTGGATAGTGTCGGCTTCCAGCGCCTGTGAGCCGTGCGTCGCCGGGGCCTTTGCAGGCTTCGGGGCCCTTGGCTCTTTGGGGGCCTTGTTGGCAGCGCGGCTATTCTTGTGCAGCGACTTGATCTGGTCGTATGTCGCGCTCTCGGGGATCTCGACTCCCCACTTCTTCAAGTCCGTGATGAACTTGTTCTTCCAATATCCTTGATCGAGGCTCATGTGTTGGTTGTTTGCGGGCGTAGCCCCCGGACACTACTCCGGGGGCCTTTACCACAGGTTGTTCTTAGAAGTTCACCGTGAAGCGACCGGTCGCCCAGGCACGCTCCAGCTGGACGCCGACGTTGCCGGTCCAGTACATCAACTTGAAGTTGAAGAGGTTGCCGGGGTTCGCGTTGTCGCGGTTCAGCAGCTCGTACTTCTGGTGGATGATGGGGAATCCGTCCAAGTGACGCAGCTTCAGATCGCTCTTGTTGAGCATCACCACTTGGTTGCGCATGATGTTCCCGTAGGAGCCGACATCTTCCCACTGGTCCGTAGGCACGAGGATCAGCTTGTGGCCGAAGAACTCATACTCGTAAATATCCAGATCCCAGCGGCTGTCGGCGGGCGTATAGCGCACCTTGTCGGCCTTTTGAGCGGTTCCGATCAGGTTCAGGATGCGGCGGGGCGCGAACACTACACGCTCCGAGCTACCCGTGAGGGCCGTATCGAAGATCACGTTGCGCATCACATCCATGAAGGTCGCGGGTGTGCAGGTCAGGTTCGGAACGCCGTTGTTGGCCTGCTGCTCCAGAATGCCAGAGGTTGCAGTGGCGGTCTGGGAGCCCGTGAGGGTGGTGCGACCGTAGCGGCTCATCCAGATGGTCTGGTTCAGGCCGATCAAGAAGCGCTGGTTCACAGCCTTCATTTGCTTGGTCACGTAATCCGTGGTGCCGGAAAGCTCCCACTGACGCATCTCCTTGGGGTCGAAGCGTAGCGCAACAGGGCCAACATCTTCCAGGATGTTGTTGAAGCCAGCGATCTGCGCACGCATCACGTAGGGGATGTCGCTCACGCCGTCCGCCGTAGCAGGACCACGGTTACCGAGGATCGCGCCAGCAGCCAGCGCAGGCAGTGCGGCGCTGTTGTAGGAGGTCACGGTGATGTTGTTGCCGGAGATGGCCGTCACCACGCCCTGGACGCCAGAAGGGAACAGCACCTTGTCATTCAGGCCGACGAAGCCGACCGTGGCTGCGGTCAGGCCGTACACCTGCGGAGATGCACCACCAGCACCACCAGCGCCCGCTACCAGCGGAGCAACCAAGTAGGGCATTTCGGGCCACTGGAACTCCAGGTTCTTGGTGGACTCCTGTGGCAAGGAGAGCATGAAGGCGATGTCCGTGAAGGTCTTCGGGAAGCTCTCGATGATCTCCGGAGCGATGTCGTTCGCCAGCAGCAGGGTTGAGGTTGCGCTGAACGTGGTGCCATACGGGCTGCCGGGGGCAGTCGTATTGTAGAAGTTTACCGGCGAGTTCTGTAACGCCGTATTGAGGGTTGTGGCTTGCGTTGCCATTTGGGGATGTTACTTGGTTGGTTACTTCAGGGCTCTTCCGATTGTCGCGAGCCACGGATCTCCCTCCGACTGAGCGGGTGGATTACCGGCACGTGATAGCGGTCGGGCATTGGGCATTTGAGCGGTCCCCTCTTGTAAGCCACGCTGATACCCGCGCTGCTCTCCCAGCTCCAGTGCCCGCTTCACGTCACCATCGTAACGCTGTGCTTTGACCGCCGCTTTGATCGCATTGGGATGTAAGGTGCCTTCTTGTGAAAGGAACGTTCCGTGAAAGAGCGTCCCGTTCTGGAACGACTCAATGACTTCTTTGGTGATGTGTGGCTTAGTAAAGGGATCCTCGTTGGCCGCAACAATGGCCTGAGCCCTCACATTCCGATCCTGCTCAACGATCTTCAGGCGGGCTTGCTCGCGTGAGCGGATCGTATTGGTGTACTGCTCGTTACGCTGGGAGTGCAGATGTTCGGCAGCCGGACGAAGGACTTTCATCTTGGCCTTCATCGTGTCTTCGTCCACTCCCACTGATGTGTAGTCGCCCGTGCGGTACGCATTCCACTCCTCCTCGGAGAATTTGTCTCCGAGGTAGGTCTTCATAAGAACCTCATCGGAGAGTTCGGAGGCTTGCTTGCCCACAATGCGTACATCACCCTGCTTGGAGATGTACTCCAGACCACTACGACCTTCGAGTTCCTCCAAGATGGCAGCGTGCATAGCCGGGCTCTGCTCCTCGATACGCTTGAGGGCCTCGGCGATACCACGGCTCTGGGTCAGTTCCTGCTCCAGCAGTGTATGCTTCGAGCGGATCTCCTCCACTTGGGTCTTGTAGGCCAGTGGGTCATCCACGCCGAAGGTGGTCTTGAAGAGATTCTTGGCCTCATCACCCCAAGTGGGGATCTGATCTCCTTGCGTCAGCGCAGCCAGTAGGGGATCCACGGCCTCCACCACTGGTGGCGCCGTCTCCACTGGAGGTGGTGTCGCCTCTTGTGCTGGAGGCTGTTCCTGCGCAGGCGGTTGCTCGCTCTGCGATTGATGCGCTTGTGGGTCGAACTTATTACCCACGACCTGCGCCATCACGGCCAGATAGGGGTCCGCCTGTGCGGGAGGAGTTGCTGTTTCTGTGCTCATGGTCGCAAGTATATGCGTTATCCGTTGATAAGCGTTTGTTGTATGTCTTTATTTCTGCTTATCAGACGTTTACATCCAGCGTTGCGGACTTCTCCATGGGTTCCAGATTCTTCGAGAGAGCCGAGACCACAGGGGTCATTGCCTTTGCCTGTATCTGCTGCTGTTTCAATCCAGCATCCACGCCCATCTTGGATAGCTCCATCTCGCGCTCTGAGAGTTCGGCATCTGCGGCAGCCATGGTCTGTGCCTGCATGGCCTGCTGCTGCTGCTCGGCTTGCATCTTCTGAGCCTCTTGCATACGCTTTGTGAAGCGGGCGGACCCTTCTTTCATCTCATCCATGAGGGCTCCGGAGGCGAGTAGCTTGGCTGCTTCACGCGCATCCAACAGCCCGCGATCCAAGTAGCCGCCTTGCTGGAAGATGGCCGTCTCCACGTCGCGCTGTTGCTGCTCAGTATCCGTAGTGAGTTTGATCTTCACACGGAACTGCTCGTCCGTCATTCCCTTGCTCAGAAGAATGATGCGCTCACCCTCGTCTCCCACCATCTGATTGAGAGCCCATGGGCGCGAGGAGAAGAAGATCTTCCCGGCTTGTGCATTCCCTTGGTTGACCTGCTCAAAGAGGTCTCCAAGGGCCGCGTAGAACGGGGTCAGCATGATACCGCTCTGGCGGCTCTGCATCTCCTTGACCCGCACGAGCATATCCTCGGAGCCCGGAGCACCGAAGTTCTGGTCGTAGATGCCCGTGGCGTCCTGCGCCATCTGGTAGAGGCGGTCAATGATCGTGAATCGCTGGTAGAAGTCCGCTCCCAGCCCCGTCTCGGTGGTCTTGATAGCTTGGTTGACGCCACCCACGAGCATAGACTTGATCCCGAATGCGCGTCCGACCTTCAGGTTTCTGACCGCCTGATCCGAACTGATACCAGCCGCCACGAGGGAGTCGTTATCGAACACGGTCGTTGGCATCTCGGCGCGACTCATTCGCATCATCATGTCACTGAGCACGGCGTTCATCATCCCTTGGATGTCCCGGATACAGGACAGGGGGGCGATGGGGAGGCCGTTCAGGTACATCCACGATCCGAACTTGATAGGGAGAGCCACATGGTACTTGTCGTCCGGATCGTACTCCTGGAGTTCATACTCCCCATTATCGAGGATGAGGTCCCCGGTCGGAGAGAGCGTCTGGAGGATCTTTTGGCCATTCACGTCCAGTTTCAGGGTCTCGGAACGGCTCTTGAATGGCTCGATCTTCTGGCCCTTAACGCCGGAGTATTTCGTCAGTGAAGCGGGCATGTACTCCCATGGAATGACGGAGCAGTACCGGAGGCGCTGAACCTCTTTGACCTGCTTGCGCATCTTGATCTCCATGTTAGTCCAAGTGGAGGTCCACTGGTTCATAGGAGGGTCGATGAGGTCCGCATCGGTGTACTCGACCTTCCCGTCCGGACCAGCGATGTTGATCGTGCAGTAGTGGGGCTCGCCGTCCTTGAGGACAAACCCACGCTCGATGGTGCGTATATCCTTGAAGTAGCACGTCACCACCAGAGGTTTCTGCATCGGCCATCCCCATGAGGCATTTGCCGGAGCGGACGTGTTGGGCATGTTCGCCCACTGCTCCAGCAGGATCAGGGTGTCCTTCGATGGCTGGTACTGCTCGGCGAGAGCCGCTACATCCATCGGACGCATGTGGTAGCAGTATTCGCCATCGGAGAAGTCTGGTCGGATGGCGTCCGTATCCCAGCCCACCTCGTGGGGCTCGCAGAGTTCAGCCTCGATGTTGTTGCCGTTGGCGAATTGGTGGACCGCACACACGCCCGAGAGGGCTAGATTGCTTGCGGCCTTGCGTTGCATCCGAGCGAGCTTCTGGTGCTCTCCCATAGCGAGGACCAAGTTGGTCATCGCCCGCTCGTAGGGATCTGTCCAGAGGTTCTCGAAGCGATCCCGCTCCGCGTCCTCATCCATCCCAACGCCTTGAGCCGCCATCGCCTCCGCGAGAGGTCCGCCCATGGCTGCGGCCTGGGTCTTCAGGAGCCTATCGTAGAGGGCGGTCTCTTTCCGGACAGCCACATTAGAGGTCCATGAGACAGCCTTGGCTGATACGCTGATGTTGTCGGCAGCCCCCACGAGACGGGTGTGCATCGGCTGCATGACAGCCCTACGCCACGGAAGGCGACCCGTGGGCATGTTCTCGTCTCCGATGAACTCGCGGATCTGAGCAGCACTACCCCACGAGGATACGTCGTTGGAGACGTAAGAGAGGTTCTGCGCGTACTCACTGAGGTAGAACTCCCGCTGGGGCTGGCGGACGCTCGACAAGTAGAAGCGTAGGCATTGGTTGTCGTACAGCTCCCCCTTCTGCTCCCACGGAATGGTGCGGAATGGTCGCGTAGCACTTGTATTGAACAGCCAAGGCCAGTTCAGGTTTGTATTTGGCCACATGGTCAGATCTGGCTTTTCATGAAGTCACTCGATAGGCCCTCCAGATTCACCGGTAGGGTATTACCCGACTCTTCAACCCCCATTCCGCCCCTCTCGATGCGGGTCAGGATCTCGTCACGGATCTTGCGAGCACTGGCTACTGCCTTCATCCACTCGGTCACTTCGGCCATATCGGCGCCGCTGATGTCCTTGCGCATGATGTGCTGCATCTGGCTCAAGAGATGTAGTTCGTCCGCCATGGCTGAGATGCGACCACCGGGGTCGAACCTCTCCATGACCTTGATGGCGGCCTTGATGGGGTCGGGGAAGCTCAGAGTTCCGTACTCGGCCTTTCGAGCCTCGGCCTGCTGCTTACTCTTGGTGAATGCCTTGTCGCAAGCAACGAGAACGCGCTTCTCCTCGGGGAGTTCGGCGGCGGGCGAGCAACGACACGCGAACCACCACACGAACACGAGATCCTGAGAGGTCAGGGACTTGAACTCCTGATGGTCATCCAACTCCTTATACTCCCGCTTGAGTTGCTTGGCGCTCTTCAGGGCATAGATGACATAATCCTTCTGGATGAGGTCCAGTAGGATCTGTTCGGAAACATCCTCGATAGGCATCAGACGTACATTACGGGTTGGCGCTCCATGACATGATATGGCTCCAGAGTGCGCGTGTTGAGCTTCTGCACCTCTACCCACCGGTATTCTGGGTTCACCGCATCGAGCTTGAGCGGGAGTTGGTTCACCACTTGAGAAGCGATGAAAGCGTACTGAACCGCGTACACAAGGTCGTCGTTGAAGGCGTTCTTGTTGCGGGTTCCGAACTGGACGGACTGGTTAGCCTTCTCCTCCACCTCGATATTGTAGAGCTGAGTCCAGTAGTCGTAGAACCAGATGTTCATGATCCGCTGACCATCCAGTTGACTGCGACCGGTAGGATCCTTGCGCGGACCCATGGAGCGGACGAACGCCACAATGTCAAAGAAGAGTTCGGTCTTGCTGGACCCCTTGGAGTTGTTGCGGATCTCGATACCGTACTGGTGCCCGCCTCCTTGGTACTTCTGGGGGAGTTGTGCCCGGTAGATGAGGCTCTCGGAGAGGTTGAACTGCGGGGACATCTTCCACCGCTGATACTCGCCACCCCTGTTATTCTCCACCAACTCAGGGCACGCCTTCATGTTGTCGTTCCGGTAGTACATCCCCATGAGCGTACACTGGGCGAAGCACTCCTCCATGTTGGGCTTGCTGTCGTTGAGGATGCACGCGACTGTCGGATGATAGACCTTGATGCCATTCTCCTCGGTCCAGAACCCAGCGGCATCGTAGATGGCTGAGGCGAAGAGAGATGATCCGGATCCTACAACACAGGGGTCCGTTCCTTGGGACCACCGAAAAACCCACTTCTCGCCCTCGGGCCGGTTGAGGAACATCTTACAAGGAGCATCCGGATCGTCCGGGGCCATTGTGACCCATCTGGATCCCACTACCTTGTGTGGGTACCACGAACCCTCTGGCATCGGCTCGTTCGGAGCGAAGACGGGCTCGAACCTTCCAGGGATCGGCAGTCCCTTGGAGCCACAGTATTTCTCGATGAGTTCCCACGCCTCTGAGATCAGCAGGGCTGGCACAATGTGCTTGTGGCTCGTGAGGAACATATCCTCGGGCTTGTTCGGATAAGCCGAGAAGAAGACAGCCATGCGGCCCTCCTTGGTCATCCCAGCCATGCCGTCGTCCTGACGACTCATGTAGAACTCGTACTCCCGCAGATAGTCCTCGTCAGTGATGCCGGGGCGGCACGTCCTGTCGAAGAACAGCGGGATGAAGGAGGATGTGTCATCCCCTAGTCGCCACTTCTGGAGCGTCCCTTTGTACTCGTTCTCGAAAGAGCCTCCTCCGCTCTGCTTGCGGCTACCCGTTCCCCATGCCCAGAGAGACCGGACGATCTCCAGCACCCCATTGATGTTGGAGAGCATGGTGGGGCGAGCCTCCAGTTTGATATCCTGATAGGTCGGGATGTTCTGACACTCATCAAAACGAACCACCGAGGGGGTTGTTCCGTTGATGGTCTGGGTCTCGTTAGAGGCTGCGAGAGTGAAGTCACTACTGAAGGTTCGCTTTTCGGACTTACTCTTCCCGCCTCCCCATGAGTGAGTGATCTTCTTGGCGCCCCAGTTGGGCTGATCGCCGGGCTTCATCCATGGGTTCTTCAGGATGAGCATCTCGATGGTCTGCTTGAGCTTCTCCTCGAAGATGGACTTGCCCGTGAACTCCACGTCGTCCGTCACCAGCACACCCTTATAGCTTGAACGTACAAGCATCGTCAAGGCATCATACAGCATGATGCTGCTGGTGATGGCGGCTTGACGACCCTTCCCGAGTTCGCCACTCAGATTACAGTCCATCGCCCAGTACAGAAGGGCTTGCGGGGTAGATGCGTGGTACTTCCGCCACCCTCCTGGCTGCGTATCATCCTTGATGAATCCGTACTTAATGGCCCCGTACAACTTGTTCTCGTTGATACGAGCCATCTCCTCCAGCCCGTATAGGCGGGCATCCTCCCCTTCAAAGTCCCCGATCTGCACCCCTTCATCCAGCCAGTCGAGAGCCTGCTTGATGTATAGCCAGAAAGGCTTGTAGGCGATGATCCGATCGAAGCGCGGGATGTGAGAGCTGATGAAACTGCGGAACTCTGGAT